TGCCGGTGCGGAATCTGGTGCGGGCACCCGGGATCAAGCCGGTAGGACTGCCGAACTGGAGATTCCGTTGACTCTCGAAGGCTTGAGGCCGGCGAAGGACCGGATTGTGGCGTTCCGGCTGCCGATGCCGGATGCGATCCTTGAGGCTCCTGAGTGCGCTTGGAAGACTGAGGATCTGACGGGGTTTCTGCGCTCGAACAAGAGCACGCGGGGTGTAGTGGAAGCGGTCGGTCCCGGTCGGCGTGCCGTCAATGGCGAGCGGATTCCGATGGAGGTCCAGCCGGGAGACGTGATCTGGTGGGGACCCTATATAGATGTTGAGGACGGCGATAGGGTGCTGCTCAGCGAGCAGGATATTCGCTTGGTGGAAGGGTGAAGGAATCGACGCGGACCGGCATCGAGCTTGTCGGGTTCTGCCTGAGCAGCGCTGCCTTGGTGCTGGCGGCGGTGATCATCCTGCTGCGCTTGGTGCTCAAGTGGTGAAATGGCGGAAGACCTCGACAAGGTAGCGAAGCTCAAGGCCTTCCTGGCGGAGGCTTCCAAGCGCTTCCGGATGGCACAGACGGCGGAGTCGGAGTGGCGCCGGCAGGCTCTGGACGACTGGAAGTTCCGCATCGGCAAGCAGTGGGACGCTAAAGTCGTTGATGAGCGCGAGCAGGACCGGCGGCCCTGCCTGGTGATGAACCGGATGCCGCAGTTTATCAGGCAGGTCACCAACGAGCAGCGGCAACAGCATGTGGGGGTGGTGGTCGAGCCGGTCGGGAACGGCAGCGATCTGGAGACGGCGGAGATCCTTGAGGGCATCATCCGCCATATCGAGAACAATTCGGATGCGGAGCTGGCGGACGATACGGCTTTTGAGGCGGCGGTGACTGGAGGCGTGGGCTGGGAGCGCATCGGAGTCGAGTATATAGATGATACGGGCTTCGACCAGGAGCTGGCGGTCAGGGTGATCCGCAACCCGTTCACGGTTTATAACGATCCGGCAAGTGTCAGACCGGACGGCACCGACGCCCGCTGGCGCTTCATCGTTGAGGATCTGGACCGCGACGAGTACGAGCGGCGCTATCCGGACACGGAACTGGCGAGTCTGGAGAATTTCCGGGGCGTGGGCGATTCCTTTCCTGGCTGGTGCGGCGAGAGGAAGATCCGGATTGCGGAGTACTGGCACATCGAGGAGTCGCCAGCCACGCTCTATCAGCTGAAGGACGGAACGACGACGGAAGAGAAGCCGAAGAATGAGAGCCGGATTGTACAGCAGCGCGAGATCCGCAAGCAGCGGGTGGTGACGTCGGTGATCAACGCCGTGGAGGTGATTGAGCCGAAGGACGCCACCGAGGGTGATGATTGGGGCCAGCCGTGGCCGGGCTCGAAGATTCCGCAGATCCGCTTCTGCGGCGAAGATCTGGACGTGGACGGCGAGCGGTATCTGGCTGGCATCGTAAGGGATGCTAAGCACCCGCAGCAGATGTACAACTACTGGGCTTCGGCGGCGACGGAGACGATTGCGCTGGCGCCACGGGCGCCGTTTGTGGGCGCGGTAGGGCAGTTCGAGGGCCAGGACCAGAAGTGGGCGATGGCGAACGTCAGAAATCTTGCTTTCCTCGAGTACAACACGGTGGATGTGGCGGGCCGTCCGGCGCCGCCTCCGCAGCGTCAGGCGGTCGAGCCGCCCATTCAGGCTATGGCCCAGATGCTGCGCCAGGCTGACTATGATCTGCAATCGACGACGGGCCGGTTTGATCCGAGTCTAGGCAAGCAGACCACCCAGGCTGAATCCGGCAAGGCGATCACGGCCCTGCAGAGGCAGGGGGATGTGGCGACCTACAATTTTGGCGACAACGCCACCCGGTCGATTGAAGCCCGAGGCCAGATGCTGGTGGACCTGATCCCGCACTACTATGACGCGCCCCGGGTGCAGCGGATCCTGAAGCCGGACGGATCTTCGGGGCATGTCGTGGTTCACAATTCGGCCTCGAGCGGCATGTCGAACGACGAGGCCCGGGCTTCGCTCGGGGATGAAGCGGCAGGCCTGGAGCGCGTCTACGATCTGGGCGTGGGGCGCTACAACGTGGTGGTGACGACGGGTCCGAGCCACCAGACGCGCCGGCAGGAAGCAGTGGCTTCGATCATGGCTCTGGTGCAGGCGTTCCCGCAGATCATTCCCGTGGCCGGCGATCTGCTCGTCGGTGATATGGACTGGCCGCAGGCGAAGGAGATCGCGGCTAGGCTGAAGCGCATGCTGCCGCCGCAGCTGCAGGACCAGGACAATCAGGATCCGGCATCGGCGGCGAACCGGCTGCAGGGGCAGGTGCAGCAGATGGGGACTCTGATCGACCGGCTGACGGCGGAACTGAACAACAAGAATCAGATGATCGAGTCCAAGGTGGTGGAGAACCAGACCAAGCTAGAGATCACGCGCATGCAGGAGGAAACCAAGCTGATCACGGCGCAGTTGCAGGCGAAGGTGCAATCGGCTGTAGGCTTGGCGGACAACCAGCTGAAGACTCTGGAGATGTTCCACGATTCTGCCCACGAGCAGGCGATGGCGGTTCATGGGCACGTGATGGCGGGAGGCGAGCCGCAACCGCCCGGACAGCAGCCGATGCCGTCCCAGCCGATTGGACCTGGTTCGCCTCCACCGCCTCCACCGCAGCCACCACCGGAAGGAGCGGGAGCCAATGCCTGAAATCATTGCTACCAGCGCTACGGCGACCGAAGAAGAACTGCGGCAGGCGCTCGCTGCTGACACCGAACCTGAACCCAAGCCGGAGGAACCGAAGCCACAAGAGCCGGAGCCGGAGACGGAGGAAAAGCCGCCGGAGGAAAAGAAGCCGCCGGTTCAGCGGCTTCAGGCCTACGACAAGAAAATTGCCAAGTTGCTGAACGCCAACGCCGAACTGCGGGGGATGGTAGAGGAACAGTCGCGGTCGCTTCGGCAGGCCATGGAGCAACTGCAGGTACGAACTGCGCCTGCTACGCCGACGAGTCCAGCAGCAAGACCTGAGCCGACGCGCGAGCAGTTTGCGACGTATGAGGACTGGGTAAGGGCAGCGGCCGACTGGCAGCTGGACCAGAAGCTGGCGGAGCGCGATGAGATCGAAGTCGAGGAAGCCCAGCAGGCCCACGCCAAAGAGGTTTTTGACAGCTATAACGAGCGGGTAGCAGAATTTGCCGCCGGGCATGAGGATTTCAACGAGGTCTTGGGCTCGCTGTCGGACCGAGTAGTGATTCCGCAGGCGGTGTCAGTTGCCATCTATGAGGCACCGAACGGTCCGGAGCTTTCCTATTATCTCGCCAAAAATCCGGAAAAGGCTAAGGAGCTGATGGAGATGACCGACACTGTGGCGGTGATGGAGATTGGCCGCCTCAGCGCTTCGCTGCAGGTCCAGTCCGCCGTAGCCAAGCGCCCGGTAAGCAAAGCACCGCCGCCTCCGCCTCATGTGGGCTCGGGCGGCACGACCAGCACCATGCCGATTGAAAAGATGACTTACCAGGAATACAAGCAGTGGCATAGGCAGCAGCAGAGGTAACGGAGGCCTATAAGCTCCGGGTTGGGCCGGAAACGGACGAAGGTGACGGACAGCCTTCGACGACAACCAAGTGCCCGAAGAAGTACTTCCGTGGAAGGGGAGTTCCCGACCGAAAGCCACTCCGATTCGGAAACGGAGAAACGCAGGACCGTTAACCGAATTTTCAAGACTGCCTCCCGGCAGAAAGGAGTGGTAACTAATTGGCCAATACATTATTGACCATTGGGATGATTACCCGTGAAGCATTGCGGGTGCTTGAGAACAACCTGGTTTTCGCCAAGCACGTCCGCCGAGACTTTGACAAGCAGTTCGGCGTGGCGGGCGCGAAGATCGGGCAGACTTTGAATATCCGCAAGCCGCCCCGCTTTATCGGGCGCACGGGCCAGGCCCTGGCGCTCGAGGCGGCCACCGAAACTTCGGTGCCGTTGGTGCTCAACACCCAGTTCGGCGTGGACTTTGCTTTCAGCTCGCAGGATCTGGTCCTGAGCATTGACGACTTCAGTGAAAGGTTTTTGAAGCCGAATGTGGCTGCCGTGGCCAATCGCATTGACTTCGACGGCCTGGGGCAATACGTCAACGTCGCCAACGAGGTGGGCGCGCCGGGCACGGTTCCGAACGCCTTGCTGACCTACCTGCAGGCTGGCGCCACCCTCGACAACGAGGCCTGCCCGAAGGATAACGAGCGGGCCATGATCGTCTCGCCGCTGATGCAGGCCACCATCGTCGATACCTTGAAGGGCCTGTATCACTCCGGAGAGGAAATCGAGGAGCAGTACAAGAGCGGCAACATGGGGCTCACGGGCGGATTCAAGTGGTCGATGGACCAGAACGTCCGCGTGCAGACCGTGGGCGCGCTCGGCGGCACACCGCTCGTGAACGGTGCCGGACAGACGGGCAACTCGATCCTGACCAAGGGCTGGACAGCCAGCGTCACCGGCCTGCTCAACCCGGGCGACATCGTGACCTTCGCGGGCGCGAATGGCGTCAATCCTCAGAACCGGCAGAGCTTGGGCGCTCCGAGGCAGTTCGTAGTCACTCAGCAGGTGAACTCGGACGGCTCCGGCAACGCCACCATTCCCATCAGCGGCCCGGGCGGTCTCGGGATCGTAACCACCGGCGCCTTCCAGACGGTGACGGCTTCGCCGACCAACAACGGAGCGGTCACCGTTAGCGGCACCGCCGGCACCAGCTCGCCGCGCGGCCTGGCTTTCCATCGTGAGGCCTTCGCTGTGGGCTGCGCTGATCTGCCCATGTACGACGGTATCGACCAGGGCGAGCGGCTTGCCGACGACCAGGTAGGATTCTCCATCCGGATGATCCGTGCCTATGACATTAACCTTGATCGGGCGCCGACCCGCACTGACGTGCTGTACGGGTGGGTGACCCTTTATCCGGAGATGGCCTGCCGGGTAGCGAGTTAGGAAAGGAGAAAAGAGACCATGTTAACCCTGACGACTCTCTCGGCGGCCGTAAACGCTACCCAGACCAGCGTGCCTCTGGCGAGCGGCACCGGTGTCGCCATCGGCAGCTTTCTGTGGTGCGACTCGGAGCTTATCAACATCACCAGCGTTTCGGCACCGCAGTTTTCGGTGACCAATCCCGCCGTGCAGCGGGGCTATGGCGGGACTCAGGCGAAGCCGCACGTGAGCGGCTCGCCTATCAGCGTAGGCCTGCCCTCCGACTATCCGGAGAACCGGAACGCCGGGCAGCAGCAGGTCTTCGCCGGACGCAACGACGTCGGCCGTTACCGCGACTATTCGAGCGGTTTGCTCGCGGCGTGGGCGACAACCGGCACGGACAGCTTTGTGGTGGCGGGCACTACGTTTGTAACCGACATCTACATCGACCGCAGCCGGCTGGTGACCGGCATCGGCGTTCTGCTTGGCAGCGTGAGCGGTGCTGGTCACGGGATTGGGATCCTGTACGACAAGTACGGCAACGTGCTGGGCTCGACCTCCACGGCCACAGCCACCAGCGGCACGGTCAACGCCTTCCAGCAGTTTCCGCTGCTGGCGCCGTTGGTGCTGACGGGGCCAGACACTTACTTCGTCGGCTATCAGGGAGACAACGCTGCAGACAAGGTTCGTCTGCTGCCCGCAGCCGCTGCCTCCGTGGAAAGCTGTTTCCAGGTAACCGGCGGGACCTTCGGTTCCACGCCGCCGATTTCGCCAGTGATCGGCTTTACCACCAACGTAGGGCCGATTGTCTATCTGTATTAGCGGGAAACGGGATGCTCAAGGCGGTCGAGGCGTTCCTCAACTGCCTTGAGCCGATCCTCGACGGGCTTGGATCGGACGCTGAGCTCGGAGCGGATCGCGGTCTGGAATTCGGCAAAGCGCTTTTCTATAGAGGCTTGGAATTCAACGAAGCGCTTTTCCATGGCGTCGAAGCGCATGTCGATGTACTTCTGCAGATCGTCCAGACGCTTGTTGTTGTAAAGGACGCCAAGCAGGACCGAGAACACGATGAGGAGTGCGGGACCCCATTGGTTCACCATCGCTCCCATTTTAGGGCTGATCCTCGCCCTCTACAAGCTGGTCTGGCGCTTATTAAACAAGTGTGAAAGGAGAACTTCGTGAATCAGGAACCCAGGGATTGGCAAGAGAACGAAAACAGGATGATCGTGCCCAAGGCGGCGCGGGCGGCGATGGGTCCGCATGTGTGGGTGCCGTCGAACGGCACCGAACCCGGGCACTACGAGCGCCGGCCCTACGTCTTCGCCGAATATCCGAAAATGCTTTACCACCCCAAGTATGGCAAGCAGCCGAAGCCGGTGATCAACGACTTCGAGAATACCCAGAAGTTTCTGCTGGCCATGCGCGAATGGGAGCAGAGCGATTTCGTCCGGACGGTGACGGCAGAAAACGCCAGGCACGAAGAAGTCTTGCTCAAGAAGGGCTGGATGCTCGAGCCGCCGACGGCGAAGACGACACCCAAGAAGGAAGCCGAGGAATTGTGACTTTCAACGATCTGGCCGCGCAAGCCATGCGCGAGATCGGCGTGCTCGCCCAGGGCGAGCTGCCGACCGCTGATGAAACCGCTGATGCCTTCACGCGTGCCAACTTCATGCTGGACGCCTGGAATTCGGAACGTCTGCTGGTCTTCACCATTCAGCGGCAGATCTTCAGCCTGACGCCCAGCAAGCAGGCCTACACCATGGGCACGGGCGGCGATTTCAACACGCTGCGGCCGGCCAGGATCGACAGGGTTTCGATTCTCAGCCTGAATAATCCCGTGCAGCCGCTCGAGCTGCCGGTTGAGTATTTGACGGATGAACGGTGGTCAGCCATCCCGGTAAAGAACATCCAGAGCTCGCTGCCGCAGGCGGTCTGGGACGATCAGGGCTTTCCGCTGCGGACCCTCAGCTTCTGGTGCATCCCCAACGTCACGGTGCAGGTGGCGCTCTATACCTGGACAGCGCTCGCTCAGTTTCCGGATTACGTGACCGATGAGAAGTACCCGCCGGGATACGCCGAAGCGTTGGTCTACAACTTGGCCCTGCGGCTGGCACCGAGTTTCGGTGTGGCCCAGATCAATCCGGTGACCGCGGCCGCAGCCACTGCCGCCATTACCCGGATCAAAGGCATGAACGCGCCGGTAATCGACCTTTACTGCGACTCGGCGCTCGTCCCCAACCGGCAGCGCTACAACTGGCTGACGGACAACGCCAACGCCCGGGGAGGTCGGTTCTGAAGGTGTCGTACCTTGTGTCGTAGGGTGGGTATTTCCGTGGAACTTGTGTATTTGGGGTGTATTTCCGTGGAAGCCGGGGGTGTGCCATAGCTCGTTTCGGACTGTGCGGACCTTCCTACGTATCGCAGTCTCCGAACGTTGCCGCCAACTGGCTCATGAACTGGTATACGGAGACGCTGGAGATTCAGGACGGCAAAGGCCAGGTAGCGCTCTATCCTACTCCGGGCTCGAAGACTTTCGCCACTCTGGACGCCGGGCCGGTGCTGCAGCTCTGGGCTTCGAACGTGACCGGACGCCTGTTCGCCATTACCGCGAGTCACTTTTGGGAGATCACAAGCAGCGGCGGCAGCACGATCCTGTTTACCTGGCCGAATCCGCCCATCCAGGAGGCCTCCATCTGCGAGGGGCATTACCAGATCTTCATCACGGCGGGTGGCCGCGCCTACGCCTTCACCCAGTCGACCAACACCATGAAGGACGTTACCAGCTCACTCGCCAATCCGGTGGGCAGCACCGGGCCGCAGTTCTGCGGCTTCAGCGACGGTTACTTCATCGTGACCTTCGGCGGCACCAACGAATTCCAGATCTCGCAGCTGGAGGACGCCACCAGCTGGAACGGCACGGACGTGGCGCAAGTCTCGGTCTGGGTCGGCAACATTGTGGGCATGATCGTCGATCACCGCGAAATCTGGTTCTTCGGCACCAAAGCCGCACAGAGCTACTACAACTCCGGAGCGGCGGCCTTTCCCTGGGCTCCGGTGCCGGGCGCCTACGTGGAACTCGGTCTCGCCGCTTCGCACGCCGTCGCCAAGCTCGATAACAGCGTCTTCTGGCTGGATGCCGACGAACGCGGAGCCGGAGTGGCACGCCGGGCGCAAGGCTACACGCCGAGCCGGATCTCCGATCACGCCGTGGAGTATCGCTGGTCCAAGTATTCGACCATCAGCGATGCCATCAGCTACGCCTACCAGGATCAGGGGCATGCCTTTTGGGTGCTCTATTTTCCGACGGGCAACGAGACCTGGGTCTTCGATGCTGCGGAAAGCCGCTGGCACCAGCGCAGCTATCTCAACCGGGGCGTTCCCGAGGCGCACCACTCGCGCTGCCACGCCTGGGCCTTCGGCACGCATCTGGTGGGAGACTGGGCCAGCGGCCAGGTTTTCGCCATGAGCATTGGAACTTTCACCGATCAGGATCCGACGGGCACGACCACCACGCCCATCAGCCGCGTCCGCCGCGCGCCCGTCGTCAGCCAGGAGATGCAGTGGCTGATCATGCACTTGCTGCAAGTGGACCTGGAGGTGGCGACCACCGCTATCTCCCAGCCTGCTCAGGGCTGGGATCCCTACGTCAGCGTCCGCTGGTCGGATGACGGCACCAAGACCTGGAGCAATCTGCACACGGCGTCGGCGGGCAGGATGGGCGAATACAAGAAGCGTGTGATTCTGCGGCGGCTGGGGCGCTCGCGGAATCGCGTTTACGAGATCTCGGTGACCGACCCGATCGCCTGGAGAATTGCCGATGCTTACGTGATGGCGGATCCGGGCTACGCGCTGGGTACGAAGCGTCTAGTGAAGGCCATGGGTGAGGTAGCCTGATGGCGACCAGTCCTAATCTCGGACTGCTGGTGCCGATACGCTCGCCCTTGCTGACGAGGGCGGGGAACGTTGACTGGGCCTGGATCAAGTTCTTCCAGCAGGTGGGCAGCGCCGTCCAGAGCGGCGCGGTCGGCGGCGGGGGCTGGCCGACGACGCCTCAGCCCGCAGGCTCGGTACTGGCCGGACCTGCCAGCGGGCCCGCGTCGGCGCCGACGTTCCGCAGGCTGGTGGCGGCGGACATTCCGCCCATTCCGGAAGCGGGAGTGATTAACCTGGTCCCTGATCTGGCTGCCAAGGCTCCTTTAGCTTCGCCAGCGCTGACCGGGACGCCGACCGCGCCGACCGCCACGGCTGGCACGAACACCACCCAGGTGGCAACCACAGCTTACGTCCAATCCTCTATCGGTGGATTGCCGACGGCGGTCGAGCCTGCCAATACGGTACTTGCAGGACCGACGACTGGTGCTGCTGCGGCACCTACGTTCAGGGCATTGGTGGCGGGGGATATTCCGGGTACTTTGAACTCTACATCTATCAACGCTACAGCGGTTGAGGCTTTGACGATCAACCAGACGACTGGAAACAACTCCCTGAAGTTTTCTAATGGTAATGAACTGTGGGTATGGTATCAGCCCGGCGCCGCCAGCTTTGGACTCTCTGGCCGTCCCATCGCAGGAAGCTGGACGAACTACATCTTTTGTGAGGATTCCAATAAAACCATAATATTAAATCAAACTACTGGAATTGGCGCAGCCCCAGCCGCAGGCTACGACCTGGATGTCACGGCCTCGGCACCGAATGGTGGTACGGCACACTTTGCCAAGACCATCACAATTGACACTCTAGGTTCAACCTCACCAACTCCCACCGCAGGCGACAACTCCACCAAGGTTGCAACCACGGCGTTCGTAACAAGTGCTATTGCAGCTACCGGTCCGCCTCCCACGTCGGCGTCAGCGAATACGGTTTATGCTGGACCTGCGAGCGGCGCGGCAGCTGTGCCTGCCTTCCGTGCTCTGGTCTCGGCGGACATTCCGGCCTCCGTTGCTTTGACCGGCACGCCCACCGCTCCGACACCTGCAGTCGTGGACAATTCCACCAAGATCGCCACGACCGCCTTCGTGATGAGCGGCTATCGCCTGATTCGGATTTTTATGATCACCGCTGGTGGCACCTACACGCCGACGGCTGGGACTCGGGCTCTTTACGTTGAATGCACCGGCGGCCAGGGCGGCGGGGGCGGCTGCCCGGCCACCACGGCGAACGCTTCCACCTCGGGCGGCGGTGGAGGCGGAGCCTATGCGGCCTCCTGGATTACGACGGTGGCCGCAAGCTACGCCGTCACCATCGGGGCGGGAGGATCGGGGGGCGCAGCGGGAGCCAATGCGGGAGGTAACGCTGGCGATACTCTGTTCGGCTCGGTGATCACTGCCAAAGGCGGCCTTGGCGGCTCAGCGGGTACAGCTCCAGGAACCGCTGCCACAGCGGCCTACGGCGGCGCTACTCAGACCGGCAGCGTTGGAGATCTCGTCATCAACGGCAGCGCCGGCACGACAGGCGTGGTGATCTCTGGCGGACTGGCGGCTCTGGGTCTTGGCGGCTTCACTCCAGTGCTCGGGACTATCGGAAGTGCGGCCGCCGGCACCTGGATCATCGCCGGGTCAGCGGGCGGTAGAACCGCTGGTGACGGCTCAGCTAACGTCGGCACCGCTCCCGCCGCCGCCGGGGGTGGTGGTGCGAACGGCGTCATCCGCGTCTGGGAGTTTATGTGACCATTCGCGAGCTCAAGGCCGAAGAGTTCCCGATGCTCAAGGTAGTGGCGGATGGCTTTGTGCCTGATCCCCGGATCAGCGTGGCCGTAATCGCCGAGAACGGCGAAGGCGCGATCGTGGGCAGGATTCTAGCTCTGCAGCCGGTCCACCTTGAGGGCACTTGGGTGGACGAGAAGCACCGTCGGACGCCGCTGGCCCATCGCATGTTCCGGTTCATGGAGACGCAGCTGAAGCAGAAGTATCGGCTGACGCATGTGATGGCGTTCAGTGCCGAGCCGGTGATCACGGAGTATCTCCGAAGGCTAGGCTACACGGATCATCATCTGACCGTGCTGTCGAGGGAGTTGTAAACCATGCCACTCGCTGCCATAGGAACTGCCGTCGGAGGCGCCTTGGGAGGCATCTTTGGGGGCGGGGGCGGAGGAGGCGGCGACGGAGGCGGCCCGAGCAATAATGCACTGATTGGAAGCTCCCTCATCGGAGCTGGCGGGAGCGTTGCCGGTGGTTTGATCGGAGCCGGAGCCGCGAGGAGTGCGGCTCAGGTGCAGGCCCAGGCCGCAGAGCAGGCCGCTCAGCTCCAGGCTCAGTCGCAGCAGAAGGCTCTTGACTTCCAGAAGCAGGTTTGGGGGCAGCAGCTGGCCAATCAGGCTCCCTTCCTGCGTGCCGGCCAGGGCGCAGTCACCCAGCTGGCCAGCCTGATGCGGCCCGGCGGAGCGCTCACCAAGCCGTGGACACAGCCGTGGACGCCACCGACCGGCCTCACCCAAGCCAACGATCCGGGTTATCAGGCCCGGCTTGCCCTCGGCGAGCAGGCCCTGCAACGCAGTGCGGCGGCTCAGGGAAATCTGCTCTCCGGGGGCACCCTGCGCGACGTCAACACCTTCGCCCAGGACTACGCAAGCAATGAATATCAGAACGTCTACAACCGCTCGCTCCAGAACTACATGACGGGCTACAACGTCTTCCAGAACAATCAGGCGAATCTCTACAACCGCCTGGCGGGCCTGGCGGGAACCGGGCAGACCACGGCCGGGCAGTTGGGGGCCGCCGGAACCAGCATGGCGGGACTGACCGGACAGACGCTGCTCGGCGGAGCACAGTCGATCGGGCAAGCAATGCAGAACGCAGCCGCAGCGCGCGCCAGCGGCTATATCGGTGGTGCCAATGCGCTCGGCGGAATGTTCAGCGGCATCGGCCAAGCCGCGAGCGCCATTCCACTTTACCAGCTGCTGCAGGGCCAGCAGGCTAGCGCGGGCGGAGCCAACTACAACAATCCGGGCTACTGGATGAATTACGCCAATATGCCGGGAACCACAGGAACCGGCTACGCAGCTGGCATTCCGAGCTCAGGCGGGATTCCGAACCTGCCCACAGACATCTCCGGAGGCTACGCAGCCATGCCTGCGGGATTGAGTCCGAGCACGTTCGGATAGAAAGGAAAGGCTGATGGGCATTCCGCTTCCCGCTCTTGGCATCCGACCTCCGACACCGACGGAAGATCCGCTCTCGCAATTCGGGCGCGTGGTAGCACTACGGAACATGCTGCAGACGGCTCCCTTGCAGCAGCAGGCTCTGCAGCTCGAGAACCAAGCCCGGCAGATGGACATTGGCACGAAGCAGGCCATGGCGCAGGCCTGGCAGAACGTTACCACAGACGAAAACGGACACTTCGTGCTGGATCACGACAAGGTGCTGTCCAACATTCCACAAGGTCCGTACGCTGGCATGGCCAGAATGGAAATCAGCAAGTCGCTGAACGAGTTAAACAAGTCTGGCGCTGATTACCAGAAAACGCTAGGCGACGTTGACGTGCAGAGACGCGATCTGGGCGGGGCCTACGGGAACTACATTAACACGGTTTTGAAGCAGGCAAACGGGAATCCGGATCTGCTTGCCGCTGGGCTCGCTCATGGCGCGCAGCTGTTTCCTGATCAGGGTGGGCCCGTGCTACAACGCTTCCAGCAGAATCCGCAGGATACGAGCTGGCTTCGTGGTTTGGCGGACGGACTGATTGCGTCAAGTCCCAAGTACAGCACCTTGGCGCCCGCGCAGTCAAGAGCAGAGACGGCGCAAAAAGAGTATGAAGCGAAGTTGCCCGGAGGGCCATTGTATGCTCCCGCCCTTGCCGGAAAGGGCGAGGCTGCGCGCCTTGGCGTTCAGCTTTCTCCCGAGGTGCAGGCGGCTGAGACTGGACTTGCGGGGAAAAAAGCTCAAGCGGAGGCTGCAGGCCGAACCTCAGTTGAATTTGCTCCAGGCACGGTGCAAGCCTACGTTAACCGGGCGGTCCAAGTGCAGAGGGCGACCGAGGCGGGGTCGAATGCTGCGCTGGCCGGCGTCCCGCCTCGGCTCGTCACCCAGGCTACCTCCGCAGCGGACAAGGCGGACTCCAGTTACTCGACGACACTCGAAGCCAATCAGAATCTGAAATCATTTCTTGACCTAGCCGCCAAGGGAAACAAAGTGGCCTACGCCTACTCTCCCGTGGACCAGGTTCTGACTATCAACGTCGCCAATCAGATCAAGCGCGTCAACATGGCTGAGATCAGCGCCTTCGGAGGTGCTGGGAGCGCCTGGGATCGCATCGTCGGCTACTTTGGCAAGCAGGCTAGCGGCGCGTCAATTCCTCCGGACGTGTTAAAGGACATGGGCGCGCTCCAGCAGACCCTCGAGGGCAACGCCACCACGAAGTATCAGCGCGACCTGAAGATGGTTAATAGCCGGTTCGGGTCCAACTTCCAGCCGGTCGATCTGAGCCAGACGCCGACTGGGGGCGTCGGCGGTGGCGCGGGCGCTCCTGCGGGAGGGGGAATGATCTATGCCCGTGATGCGCAGGGGCACGGACATAATGCTCCCGCAGGCACGCCACTGCCTCCGGGCTGGACTGCAGTCGGAGGTCAATGATGGATGGCTGGACTCCAGTTCCCGAATCGCAGATGCCAACAACCGGCGGCGGCTGGACTCCAGTTCCGGAATCCCAAATGCCAAGGCCTGCCGCGCCGACTCCGCCGTCACCGGACCTCACTAGCATCGGCCACGCGCTTCTGGGCGTTACTCCCGCAGGAGTGCAGCTGACTCCTTCGTTTGAATCTGAATCAATTCCTCATGCTGTGCTCCGCATGGGCGCGGCGGTTCCCGGCGAGGTGGTCCGGGACCTAGCCGGGTCGGTTCCAGCCATGTATCGAGCCGCGACGGCGGCTCCAACGACAAGGGCTGAGAGCATGGCCGATCTTCTTCCCGGCGGACTCTTCGCTGAGCGGATGATCACTGGCGTGCCGCAGATGATCGGAGGCATGGCGCAACGGGTTGAAGCCGGAGACCCGTTTGTCGGCTTAAGACTGGCAAGTGAGGTTGCACTAGCGAAGGCTGCGCCCGAGGCGACAACCAGACTCCTTCCCGGCGGTGGTGAGCCCAATCTCGAACAGGTCCCGAGAAAGCTCGCCAAGGGACTGGGCTTCACCAGCCCCGACGTGGAGCGGACCCTTGAGACCTACCAGAAGACCATGCCCTACCTTGCCGACATCGAACGAGCTGGCCAAGGCGGAAACGCCGAGGCTATTCTCAAGGCCGCCCGCAATGCGTCCGATGAGCTCGGCAAACCGTTTAATCAAGCGGTCCAGCAATATGCCAGCACTCCCCTAGGTGGCGACCCGGAAATCGAGCAGAACATCCGCGACATGGCCAAAACTGAAGCTGGTTCCGGACCCACCAAGCTCCAGAAGACAGATCCGAACGTGGCCAAATTGGAGGCCATCGCCAACGGTCAAGGGCCGCTGACTGTCGACGAGGCGGACTTCATGCGGCAGTACTCCGGCCTGCAGTCTTCCACTTACCACAAGCAGATCAATGCGGGTTCGCCCACAGCCGCGAAATCCTTCACCGATTGGACATCGGCCGAGAATTACCTGCGTAACGTGGAATACAACCGAATCAAGCAGCTGACCGGCTTGGACGCCGACTCGATCCAAGCCGACCGCAGCCAGCTGATTCAGGTACAGGCGGCGGCAGCCAAAAAGTGGGCCAGCGACGTCAAGAGAGATCCGATCGGTATTCCCCAGAGCATCGGGATCCCTTTTGGGATTTCCAGAATCATCCGAGGCGGCATGAGTTTTGATCTGCCAGAGGTGCTCTCCGGTACTGCCGAGGTGGGTGCCTTCGCTGGCTGGAAATGGTTGATGAATCGGACACTGCACTCAGCGATGGGAACGCTGGGCCGCTCAGGCCTTACCGCCTTGCCCTATCCGCAGGCGACTCTGGCTCCGCAAGTAGCTTTAACACCTAGCGGCCTTGTCGGACCATAAAGAAGGCTTCAGTGGAGCGATTCGAGAATCTTTCTACAGGCGATCGCCGCAATGAAGGAAAGCGCAAAGGCTGCGACGGTTTCGATGATTGCACCCATGGATAAATTCTGCTCCTCAGAAGTCTTATCGTCAAGGAGATCGAACCGCATGAGGCTATTTTATCCCTTTCTGGTGGCAGTACTGGCCGCAGTTCTGCTGCTCCCGCTCAAGAGCGCCGCTGCGGTCAACGTGGCGGTGACGCCGGTGCCGCACATGCAGTTTCTAGATGTCAACGGCAGGCCGCTGGCTGGTGGCCTAGTCTGCACCTTCGTCGCTGGCACGACCACGCCGCAGGCCACCTACACGGATGCGACCGGAACGACACCCAACAGCAATCCGGTGGTGCTCGACTCGGGAGGCTACGGCGACATCTGGCTGGCCAATGGCCAGAGCTATCGTTTCACCGTCTACAGCGTCGGCACGCCCGCGGGCTGCCCTTCTCCGAACGGCACGCTGCAGTGGACCAGGGACGGCATCACCAACGTCTCGGCGGCTGGCACGACCGGCTGCATCCAATACAACAGCAGCGGTAACTTCGCCTGCGATCCGGCAAACTTTTCCTACAGCTCCAGCACCCAGACGCTCAGCATCGGAAACCTGACCACCAGCGGAAATCTGAGCGCCAACGCCATCACGGCGCCCAGCGTCAACGGCGTCCTCGAGGCCTCGAAGTATGCAGGAGGACCCGACATTGGAGTGCAGATCAACAACGCCTACGCCGCCGGGATTGCCGCCGGCATGAAAGCGGTGGACATTCACGTGGCTC